TTTAAAACCATTTCTTGCACCCGATAATTTTAAAACCTATGACGAACTCAAAGAGAAACTGAATAGGACAATTACAGGTGTACGAAGCGCACAAACTGCTGATAAAACAGACCTCCCGCCTAAAAACGGCAGTACAGTTGCGAAAAGTAATGATGTAACTCCATCCGCTAGCGATGATGACGATACGTTATCTTATTTTAGTAAATTAGCGGAAGAGGAGTAATTCTCTCTCACATCAATAACTTTGAAAGGGCGGCTGAAAGGCCGCCTTTTTTTTATATAAATATTAGCAAATGGCTATATCAATACTAGACCCTCTAAAAGATAAACAAGGTGGCATTCGTAAGAGTGTTGATTGGTATAGAAAAAATGTGGCTGATTTATCCGATAGAGTTACTGCTTCAGCCTTAATGAGGTCAGGTAAATTAAATGGTATTCCTAGTAAAGGTAGATTAAATTTCTTCTTTTATGACCCTAAATATAAGAAGGTATTACCTTTGTATGATAGATTTCCACTTGTATTACCTTTAGAGACAATACCAGGTGGTTTTATGGGTTTGAACTTTCACTATATTAGACCTGTACAACGAGTTAGTTTGTTAAACAATTTACAAAGATTTGCTACAGGTGGTATGAAAGCAAGTACAAGAATTGATGCAACATATGATGGTATAAAGGGCGTGAGAATAACTAAAAATATGATTAAGAAATATTTGTATGGACACGTTAGATCAAGTTTTTTAAGAGTTGATTTTGACGAGGCTGCATTGGCAGTTATGTTACCAGTGCAACAATTTAGAAAAGGACAACCATACTAATGACATATACAATAGAAGAAATTATAGAAGCAATGAAAAAAATATGTCCAGAGGCATGGAAAGATAAAAGATGAAAAAACTTTGGAACAAACTAATAGAAAAACTATTTGGCAAAAGATGTCAATGTAAGGACAAGTAATGGCAATTTTAAGAGGCGGAAAAAGAATTGGTGGTTACGACATACGAATAGGCTTACCTAGAGATAGAAGTTTAGATGACGTACAAAGTGACCCACGTTTAAGACAAAAAGCTGGTGGTAATCCAGAAACCACAATAGGTAGATTTCAGTCATATGTAAATGAAGCAGAAGGCTTTCAAAGAAAAGCTAGGTTTTATGTTGAGTTTGGTATACCAAAAGGTGTAATTGATGATGGCACGACAACTATGGCAGATGAGTTTCAAGGTTTTTCTACATCAGTTGATACAGAGGCGATGAGAGCAGATACTACAAAAAGACGAGTACAAGCATTTTGTAGAGAGATTGCAATGCCAAATAGAGAGGCAGTACAAAAAGATATTAGACATAATGGTCCGCCTAGAAGTATAGTTTATGATTATACTTCAGCAGATATTACTGCAACTTTCTATACAGATAAATTTATGAGAGAGAGAACATTTTTTGAGATTTGGCAGAAAGCAGCATTTAGTAATACTACACATAATTTTAATTACTATGACAATTATGTTGCGCCAGTTGACATATATGCTTTAGGTAGTTTTGCTAGTAGAGACGAAAGAGACGATATTACATATGGCGTAAGATTATTTGACTGTTATCCAAAAACAATTAGTGAAGTAACATTTAACCACGATGCAAATGATATACAAACATTTACAGTTACATTTACATTTAGAAATTGGGTTAATTACTTTATAGATAGAGCTGGAACAATACAATTAGGAGAATCAGATTTTAGACAACCTACAGTAAAAAGAGCTGGAGGTATATTCGGTGGACTAATAAGTAAGTTGCCGCCTGAAATAAGAAGAGCAGGGCGAGACGTATTGAATGAGTTGAGAAGAAGAGCACCGATAGGTAGAATAACTGGTGGTAGAGTATTCCCACCATTTAGAATACCACCACTAAATATTTAATATAATAAGGAGATATAATGGCGTTACCAACGATTGAGACACCGAGATATGAATTGACTTTGCCATCGCAAGATGTAAAAGTACAATACAGACCTTTCCTAGTCAAAGAAGAAAAGATACTTTTGGTGGCTATGGAATCCAAGGACAATAAACAAATAATTACGGCAACAAAAGACATTTTGAAAGCTTGTACTTTTGATAAATTAGATATTGAAAAGTTACCTATGTTTGACATAGAATATCTTTTACTACAAATTAGAAGTAAGTCAGTAGGTGAAGTTGCTAATTTTAAAGTTATTTGTCCAGATGATAAACAAACTGCTGCTGATGTAGAAGTTGATATATCAAAAGTAGAAGTGCAAGTAGATGATGAACACAATAATAGAGTTATTATTGATGAGAAAAGAGATTTAGGTTTAGTTTTAAACTATCCATCGCTAGAGATAACCAAGGCTGGTTTTGATGTAAACAGTGCAAACGTAGATACTATGTTTAATGTAGTGTCAAGTTGTATTGACCACATCTTTGAAGGAGATAAAACGTATCCTGCGAAAGATAGTACACAGCAAGAACTAAAAGAGTTTTTAGAAGGTTTATCACAAAGTGCATTTACAAAGATTAGAAAATTCTTTGATACAATGCCACAATTGAGACACGAAGTTGAGGTTACAAATCCTAAAACAGGTGTAAAAAGTAAAGTAACATTTAAGGGATTACAAGATTTTTTTCAATAAGCCTGTCTCATAACAGCCTACAGGCCTATTACGAAACCAATTTTGCCCTAATGCAACATCATAAATACTCATTGACGGAGTTAGATAATTTATTGCCTTGGGAAAAAGAGATATACGTAGGCATGTTATCAAATTATATTAAAGAAGAAAACGAGAAAAGAAGACGAGAGGCGAAAAAATAATGAGTGAGATAGAAGATAAAATTGTTGTACCTGCTGATAAACCAGAGGTTAGTAAAAAAGTAAAAGTAGATTTAGAAGTAGATACATCTGTAAAAGATTTAGGTCCTAATCCATACGCAAGAATAATTCATATGGCACGGGCAGTTGACGCTTGGAGAATATTTCCAAGATTGTTTTTGACAGTTTATATTATACTATTATATAAATGTGTAATATGGTATATGAACTTATCTGCACCCACAATGGAACAAAGTGGTTTAATTAGTATTGTAGTTGGTGCTGGTGCTGCGTGGTTTGGTTTATACACAGGTTCAAGTAAGAAAAATAAATAATGATATGGGCTCCAATCATAATCGCAACCATAGGGTTTTTTGTATTATTAGCGATTATAATTTGGCATATCGTAGAGGACTATTAAATGGCATTACCATCAACAAGATATAATTTTAAAGGCGGTAAAAAAGAAGTTGCCGAGGCTGTAGGAGAAATAGGTAAAGCTATATTCCAACAAGTCAATGTATCTGTTGAGTCAGCTGCGAAAATGGTTGTACCAAATGTCGCTGAAATGGTAAGTGAAATTACAGAAGACATTAAATCAGGTTCTCTAATACAATTCCAAGAAGCATTAAAAAAAATAGACACACTTGTTAATAAATTAGGTGTAGATATAAACCAATATAGTAAAGAACTAGGTGACTTCTTAAAAATGAGACAAGAGAAGTCTATCAAATCAGAGGAAACTGTAAATCAATTAAGAGAAAAAAATATTATGGCCCAAGTAAATCAAATGGGCGAAGTAGAAATACTTAATAAAAAAGGGTATTTAACTTGTTCTTCTTGCGAAGGACATGATTGGATGGAAGAATCATTTGTTGTTGTTTGCTTTGGTTCTAAGGAATCAAGAGATGCTTTTGCCGAACAAGTTGTTAAAGCAAAGCTGCCGCAGTATAGAGTTTTTTATCAAGAATCACAGACTAACATAAACCTATACGACCCTTTTAATGATTATCATGAAATAATGGATGACCCGACTATGGATGAAACTCAAAACTGGTTTAAGATTGAAGATAAATTATACTTCACAAAAACAGAAGAAGAGATACCAGAAGAAGTTATTGAAAAAGAAATTGGGTTTCAGAACGGTAATGGATATTATTCCCTTGGACGCCACCTTGGTTAAAGGATCCCATGGTAGGATGCCCGAGGATCCTAAGGATCATCCAATATTGATAACCAACATAAAAGGTGAATCTTTGAAGGATAAGCTGTTGGCAACGGAGGTTTACGGGATTATAGAGAATCATCTTTTAACTAATTAGCATGCGACTTTTTTCCAAGATATTTTCGGGAGTATTCACCATATTGTTTGTTTGGGCGGCATTTGTCCAGTACAACGACCCGGATGCCCTTATGTGGTACTTCATCTACGGAATAGCGGCTGGGGCGTCATTTTTACCGAGCAATGCGAGATGCACCATACCTCGGAAATCACGCCGTTCATCGAGCTGCGCCTGTGGGAAGACAAAGACATTCCAATGCTGCGCAAGATGTCCGAGACGATGAAAAGCAACGGCGCGCTGGCGGGCATTCAGCTTGCCTATTCCGGCGTAAATGGGCCGAATCTGTACACGAAAGAGGTGCCGCTGGCGGTGTCCGCCCAGCCCATCCGTACCTTCACCAACGATCCCGTTCAGGCGCGTGCTTTGGACAAGCAGGACATCAAGGATCTGCGCCGCTGGTTTGTGAATGCGGCGAAGCGGTCAAAGATGGCCGGGTTCGATCTGATCTGCCTGTATGGCGCACA